TTACTTTCCCTATTTTCTTTGCGTACTTAGCCATATCTTATCTTATTTCAGTAACAATAAAATTAAGGTTGTCAACCGTTATGTTATTTGCTCCTGTTTTATTCGCACAATGTACTTCAATATAATCACCATTATCCATGTTTACAATACAAAACAAAGTAACACTTTCGGCTCTACCACCTGAATTAGCTGTTGATTTTGTCCTTGAAGGTGTTCTGATTCCTGCAAGCTGACTATCGTAAAATCCAAACTCACAAATATTATTTGCACTTGATGTAAATGATAAAGTAGCTTGTATAAGATACTTTCTATTAATTACAGCATCACAAGTTAATCTATTATTTGAATGACTAAACTTTGCATTGTCAGCACTTGCACTTGTTGTTCCAGCTATTTTGTAAAATGTATCTATTACACTTACAGTCGTAGCTGTTGCGTTGGATTGCATATACAATTGACCGTTAACAGCTGTATTTGTAATATTTGTGCAATTAGTAAATAATGAATCGTTAGAGGTATGGTCTAACCCTGAAAGATATGTACCACCACCTGCAAAGTTAACGGTGTCTAAGATGTATGATTCTGTTGATATTGTTGCACTTGCATTTACATTTATTCCAGTTTCACCACTTAAAACTATAAATGATGAATAGATAATTCTAAACCTTCGACTTACAGTAAGTGTTGCAGGTAAAATGATTGCTGTGTTACTTGAATTGCAATTAAATAAACATTGCGAAAAACCAATTGTTCCAATCGTTCCATCAAATGTCAACCCTCCGCTATTAAGGAAAGCTGAATCAGCCATTATAAAATTAGAATAGTCTTTAATCGTTCCAATTACGGCACAATCAGTAAAATTAACCCCAAACCAGTCTAACGCTGTTGTTGTTCCATCCCCATCTAAATCTAAAGCTATCGCAGCTTCTATTGTTAGATTTCTAATAGGTAATGAATAAACAGATGTAATCAAGGCACTAACTAAACCAGTAGATTTTATTCTGCAATTCTCACTTGAACCTCCTATTAATGCAGTGTTTTCTCCACATACAAGTCTTTTGCCAGTTAAGTCTAATGTGTTGGTAATGAAATAAGTAGTATTAGCGACCAAGGTAATTACATCACCAACAGCATCAGGTAGATTATTTACTGACTCGACAATTACTAAGTTAATATATGGCGGTTGGTAACTCATTTTCTTATCTTATTAACCAATTAGAACCATTTGAAATAAAATCTAAACTTAAAAAAGGCGTACTCATTACAATTGACGTACTCCCATTTATTGTTTGTGAACTTGTTGTATTTATTGTAGTCGAACCACTTACAAGCGTTACCGTATATTTGTTTGTGTTTCCTATTGCAGTCGGCAAGGTTAAAGTATTTGTACCTGTGCAATTTTCTACATAATCAGTCATTGAAGCATTCCCCAATGTTGCCGTTACACCTGATCTAGTTTCTACTATTCGAACTATTCCAGTCTGACCTGTCGGACTTAAAGTAGTTTCTACATAAAATTGATCAGGATTGAACTCTAATTCAGTTGCGCTTTTTGCCGTTCCAACGCTTCTTACAATTATACCTTCTGTATCGGGAATATCATTGTATAAACATATCGCACCACTCGCACCAACGTAGTATAACTCCCCTGCCGTTAAAGTAAAACCTGCTTTTAAACCTATTGTTAAAGACTCTCCAGTAGCATTAGCTGTTATTGTAGCATCCGTAACCAATCTTAATTCAGTCGAACATGTAGCAACTGTTAGATAATCAGCTTTCCAATACTTACCATCTGTACTAAGATATACTAAATCATTTTCAACTAAATTTTCACCTGCTGTTATTGTGTCGGTTAATGAAGTTCCTGAACCGCTTCCTCCACTTAAATCTGCTATCTCTTGTGTTGTAGTTTGAGAAGTAACTCCATCTTTTACAATAGGTACTAATTCAGTACCATCTAATGTACCGATATCGGGCAACTCGGATATTTTTATTACTTCATCAGCCATTATTCAATGATAAATTTTATTCCTGACTCTGTCGTAAGTATTATCCTAGTTTCAGTGCCAATATATTTGTAAAATTCTTGTAAATATTGTTTTGTGCCAATTATTCTGCCTGATAAATCAATAGCATTTTTTTGGACTGTTAGTTTAGATTTATAGGTTTTTATTGTAACTGATTGATTATGTTCTATATCATCATCAAGACTTGTATTTGTAATCGAAAAAACATTAGAAGTGTCTGCGTATAGTTGTAATGCAACATCATATATGTTTTGTCCGTAAACAGTAACATAGCTTGTTGGTTTTATAGCTTCTTTTTGTAATACTTTTGAAATAGTTGGTATTATAAAATTGCCTGATGTATAGTTTATCTTACTAACTCCTGTTAAATCATAATCAAGATTTTCATTGTTATCTAATACAATAGATAATACTTTAGATACATCCCCAAATTGCTTAGTGGCGATATCATAAATGTTTTGTCCATCCTGTATTTGTAAACTATTCATAAATTACAATATCTTGACTTTCGCTTGTAAATTCGTTAACTCGTATTTTTTGCTGATAACCATCTGATTTTAACGATTCTTTTATCGCACTTTCAAAATTTGGTATTGCATTACTTGGAGAGTTTATATAGTCGCTCGCACTTGCCCCCACTAAAGGAAATTCACGATACCATCCAAGATGTGAGTTTATCAAATCAGATATATGTTGTTGGTCTGATTGCCCAATAACCAAATCATTATTTTTAATTACTAAAATATTTGAATCTAGTTTAAAGTCTGATCTAGCCATGTTTTACGTTTTCGTTAATAATATCATCAAAATCAGCTCTTTCATTTGATACTATTTGAGCTGCAAAATATGTTTTTAATGCTGCCCCTCCATCATTAGGAACTGGAGTCCAGTTTTTTAATGATGTTATAACCGCCTGTAATTGGTTATCTAATTTGTAAAGTTGTGTTTGAATTTCTTCTGCCTTAACAGAGCTATACAAATTTTCTTTTAATACAATTAAATCTACTTCTGAATACATCTTTACATAAGGTTCGTTATTAATAAACCCTATTAATACATCAGATCCTGCTTTTGGAACTGCAAAAAAACCTTTGTCCTTGTCCCCTTGTGCATCTAAAGAAACACCTTCTATATTATCTGAATCAGTCGTAGGCTTAACAGTAATAGTATTTGTTGCGTCTTCATAACTAATAACTTCGGCAAACAAAGGTTGTCTAGGTAACATACTTAGTATGAGCTGTTTTAACGAGTCTAATATTTCTCTCATAATAGCCTAGTACCTAATTCTATGTTTTGAAAATATCCGTTCCATCCGAAATCATAATCAACTCCTTTGCAAAAGTATGTTCCGTTTCGTTCTGGTTGCCTTTTATCAACTAGGTTTATCCTGTCACCATGACGTACAAATGGTTCGCCAAAAGCCCTAAAACTGCCACGATACCCATCATAAACAACACCTGTCAAGTATTGTTCGCCCATTTCTTTGAGCTGTGATTCTGAATAATCACCGTAATAATGCGCTGTTAATTGCGCCCCTGTGGTATCTCCTACAATGACCTCACGCCTTTTATTTTTTTTACCCTCACGTCTTATCCCGATAACTTTTACAAAGTATCGGCTCGTGTCAGTTGTCTCCCATTCTAGGTTAGAATCTATTATCGTTTCCTGAAACTCAAAAGTATGTTCTTTGCTTTTGTCTTTTGTTTTGTTAAAGTCGTATAAGTACTTTCTTCCTATATACAAAGTTCCTTCTCGCATAAATACCTCCATGTGGAAATCAGTTCTTAGCTTTTCAAGTACCTTTGCGACAGTTGGGCTATTGATAATCGAAAACCTACCCAAATCTTCATACTCCAAAGTAGCAACATAAGGCAAAGTACTTCCAATAGTATAAGCCAATAATTCTTTCAATGAAACCTTTTGCCACTCCTTATTTTTTACCAACTTTCTTTTGAGTATCCACAATTCGTCTTCACACTTTATTACCGTTTTTTCTTCAGTTGTTAATCCTGTGATATACCCAGTAAATGCAGTTTCTAAAGTATTGTTATAACCAATTTCAATATTAACCTTATCCCCAACTTTTAGAATAGGATTAGTAGAAGAAAATACGTCCTGACCTTTCCATGTGTACTTATGAGCCAAAACAATTTCACAAGTATCTGTCATGTTTTTAAAACTTGATCGTATAGGCATATCATTTACGCCATTAAAAACTATCGTTTCTGAACGTCCGTTTTGTTGTGTAAATGTCACTATGCAATCAGGTCTAAGCATCTTTTGTTTTCAAGATTATAGGTTCGTCCGAAAGACATCTAAGTTCAAAAGGTTGAACGGTAATATTGCCCTCTAATTGCGGAAAACTTGCGTATTGAACTACTATTTGACCTATCTGAAAAAAGTCTTCCAAATAAGGGCATTGAACTGAAACAGCTACTTCTGCATTGCAAATAGTCTGTAAAGCCCTCATATCTGAATCAGGATAAACATTAGGTATAGAACTTGCTAATACACCCCTAATAGTTACTCCATAGTCTCCATTTGAAATGAATTGCTTTACGCTCGCATCTTTGCCTTGTATCTTTGTTGACACAATTTGTCTTTGTTGTCCAACTTCAATCAAACAGCATTCAATCAGTAAGTCTTGCGCACCTTCTTTGCCGTAATTTATTGTTTCGCCATTATTGTTTATATAAGAACCAGCTTTAAAAACTATACCTCCAAAAACAGGCAATCCAAGTGTACCTTTGTTTGTAGTTGGACGTAATTCATCATCTACACTAAGCAAATTAAGCCCTTGTCCTTGCTTGTAGAATCTAGGCTTTAGTAATTTTAACCCAAAAGAACTCAAAATTAATTGAGGCTTTTTTACGCTAGGTAATGGCTGGTTAGGGATAAAATCTTCTGCTGCCATTATACCGATGCTAATTGTTGTGAGTCATTTAACATTGACAAGAAAATCTTAATCATTTCGTCACGTACGTTTGGTGCAATGTTTTTTATGTTATCAATAGCACCGTTGAAATTTTGCGTTTCAACAAGTTTGCCCACATTGATAACAATACTTGTAGGCTTTGAACCGCTTACTTGCGTGGCTCTACTTTCTAAACCTGTATTTGTAGTTTTTGGCGAACCTAACGCAGAAGTTGGCGCATTAGTACCCATTGCCGTTTGCATGGCTTTGGATTGTCCTAATACATCTTTATCGTCTAGTTTTATTCCTAATTTCTTTTCTTGATAGCCAAATAGTTTCCCTATACCTAAAACAAGTTCAGCGACTCCATTTACTAAGCCTATAACGACCTTTAAAGCAAATCCAAGTGTATCTATCAACACAATTGCAAATGGTTTTAGAATGTAAAAAACAGCCCCTAAAGCATTAGCCCACGTATTAAACATTTCCCCTAAATTGAAAGAAGTAAATACTCCTTTAATCATGTCCCAAGTATAAACAACCACGTCAATAAGTGGCTGAAATATGCCTTGTAATGAAACTATATTCTGTTTTAAATAGTCAATTCCTTGGTTAATCCCTGCAAATACCCTCTGAATACCTTCCATTCCAGAAGCAAAAACACCGCCTAATCCCTCCCCTAAAGTCAGTTTTAACAAAGTCCACGAATTACTTATTCTATTCATGTTTGACTGCATAGAATTGGCTGCATTTGCCATGCCACCGCCAAATTCTTTTTTCAATTGGGCTGCGAATCTAGGCAAAAACACATCAGACATTATTTGACCATTAGACATAGCTTTGTCTAATTCCATTGTTGTCATGTTCATTGAACGTGCAGCGATTTGAAAAGCCCCTGGTATTCTTTCTCCTAATTGCCCCCTAAGTTCTTCGGCTGATACTTTTCCCTTTGAAAGCATTTGCTCTAATGCTGTAAAAGCACCGCTACTTTGTTCAGCCGAAAGGTGCATTACAGTCGAAGCCATTGCAACACCTTCAAAAATATCTTTTACGCCTTGTCCTTGTAATATAGTTCCCCTTGCAGCCCCCGAAAACTTTGCGAATGATTCGGTTGCCGTTACCAATTCAAGACCCATTTCATTAGAAAGGTTCTTGATGTACTCAAAATCTTGCCCACCTTGCTTCATAGAACCAGAAGCAAATCCTAATTGATTGTTTAATGCTTCAAACTTCATTGCTGAATCAAAAGCACCTTTAGCAAGTAGTCCAAGACCTGCCAATGCAGCACCTTTGATGATATTTCCAAAAGAAAGCAAAGAATTACTTGTCGTATTTGTTGATCTATTTACTTTACCCATAGCATTATCTAGCTTTTCCGTTTCCGAAATAGCAGATTGCATTTTAGGAGTAAATAAATCCTTTAGACTTAATATGTATTCGACCTTTTCAGCCATTTCCTGTAATCTTGTTAGCTTCCTGTTTTAACACCCATTCTAACTCACACCACCTTTGAGCAAATTCATCATCACTCAACAAATCAGGGTTTAAATGAAAATGATACCGAAGTAATGCGTTTCGTTTCCTTAACTCATCCTCGGTATCAAGTTCAGATACTTTCCACTGAATTAATTTTTTTTTAACTCCCCATCAGCAACGCTAAGTAACGGTAATAATGTTCTTGTGGCTGAACGCAAGGCATAAAGAGAATCAGTAATCTTTTTAACTGGATCGCCCGAAACCCAAAGACCATTAAGCATAATTTCAACCGCTTGCAGTTCATCATTTTGCATTGCCTTTTGAACCATTGTAAACAAAATTCTGTCTTCTAGTTCTTTGATTACCATTTCAGCAAATTCCTTTTGCTCTGATGAAAGTGGAACTTTTAAAGTGTAATTAGCCATTTTACCAAGTTATGTGTGAAATTAACAACTCAAGCTCAACCTCTATCTTAGTGTCTCCTGACTTTGATTTTCGGTTGTTGCCTTTGAATCTGCAATTACGTAATTTATGCGTAACTGGCAAATTAGAAGAGTTAACATAAGCCACAATAATATCAAATTCTGGTATATTTTGAAGTCTACCACCTACTGCAAGTGCAGTTATGGCTTCGACCTCTTCCATATACAAGGTAATCTTTGCCATTGCCTTATATTTTCCGAAACCACGGTTAACTGGCATAGTTCCAGCCCCGTAATTGTCTTCCATTTCCTGATCGTCCGAGTATTCAATGGCTGTAACTCCAGCCACTGGTACTGACATAATGTTTACGATTATCGAACTGTAATCATAAGTTCTTCCGTTTATTAGTGGTAAAGCCATGATTATGATACTTTAGTTACGAATCCAACATTTACGTTAATATTACGGCTCACCCCGACTGGTACGTTCTGGATTGTTAACTCCAAATTCCCCGTTGAAAGTACATCTTGCTCAGGGTTTATAATAACCTTGTAGCCTGATAATTCGCCATCTTTTTCCATTTGCTCAACTGGTGCATTTGCCAAACTTTCTAAGTAGCCAATTTGATCGGCTGTTAGTTTTCCGCTTGTTGCATCTACATAAACGGGGCCATTCAATTGAGGCATTAAAGAAGTTCTTACGTTCCTTATTACCTTATTTATTGTCCTGTTATTTTCAAGAGTGCAATAATCAGAAGTGTTTGCAATTGCCGTTTTTGCATCTACAAAATACGTTCCTGTATAATCAATGTGTTTTTTAATAAATGTCCAATGATAAGCATACAATACATTTAGTAAGCTAGTTGATTGGTCACGTACTTTTACACCATTAGAAAAAGCAGGTACAGCAAATTCAGTATCGCTTGCAGCAAGATTAAACTTAGCAACATAGCCTAAATTTTCGTGAACTTTTGCAAATGCAGCAGTCCCCAAACATGCGCCTAATGTTCCAATTGACTTACCTAGGTAGATGTATAACTCATTACCTTCTGCGTCACCATCTTGACCAATATCAACTAGAACGTTCTTAGCGGTCAAAGCCGAAAGGTCAGCTAATGCGCTTAATGCAGTTCCGTTAATGTTTGGTGTATAGATAATGTCGCACGGTCTATGATCGTCATAGTTATCATCTGAAATACCTTGCAAAGTAGTTACTTGACCAGTTGCAAAAGCTGTACTTGTAGTGTTCGAATAAACACCAAACAAACGTACTTGACCTTCTGCATAGTTCTGGATAGTCGTAATTTCTTCAAAGTTCAAAGTTCCAGCAGTTGGGAAAATACCTAACCAAAGAACTCCATTTGGTTGCGAAATGAAATATCTTTTTGCATGATACCAAATATGAATGTATGGATCATTCGCAAAACCTGTAAATTGGGTAATAGTTGGAGCTGTTACCGTTCCTGTTACCGTTGCCGATAAAACTATATTTGTACCCCATCCAGATGTTGAATAAGTCAACAATACGTTTGCTACCGAACCGCCAGCCGTAAAGCCATGCGTTGCCGTTCCTTCATTTATTGCAGTTCTTACAGCTGTTGCAAATGTTGTTGTTGTCATTGCTGTTACAAACGTTGCAACTCCTAAACTAACAACTGTTCCTAAAATAGTGGCTTTAAATTCGATGGTATCACCATTTGTAGCAGAAGTAACCGACATTGCATAATTACCTCCAGTTCCTAACGTCTCATTTGAGTAGTCTCCAACTATTCCTAAATCCTCAACATCCGAAAGCGAAAATACTTTCTTGATTTGATTGCTTCCATCAAAACCACTTGGATAAGCAGCCGTATAAAACACCATAGACGAATAATGATCTTTCCCATCTAAAGGTCGACCTAATCCGTTGGTGCTTAATGTAAATCTAATATCTGGTAGAGCCATTTGTTTTATAATTTAAAGGTTAAAACAAAAAAGGGGCTTTTACACCCCTTTCATTTAGGCTGCTTGTATGATTGAAACGATACCTTCTTGGTTTGTTCTTGCTTGTGTTGCACCATGCAAAACTAAAGCACTAAATACGTCACCATAGAAAGTAGGGTCTCCCATTCTTTCAAATACACTTGTCTGTCCAATTGCCTTACGAACTGCATATTTAGAAGTTAATATACAACCCATATTGTCTGATGTTGTAGGGCTTGATGGTAAACCATTTGAACCTGTTGCTTTGATAACTGGAGTGCCTGTGTTATCATAAACAACAACGCTCGAACGAATTACTATATTCATCCCAAGAATCTTGTTAATGATACCAGTAGGCAAAACAGCCGTATTTGCACCAAATTCTAAGAATTTAGAAATTTTGTCAATTCCTACAAATTGCGACCAATACATAGAAGCTGGCATAATCAAATACATTTCATCATCTTGATTTATGTCATCGCCTGCTAGAATAGTTCTTGCATCTTGAACATCTTGCAAAGTGATTGCCTTACGTGTAGAAGTTGCACTAGGAGCTAAAGCACCTGAAACAGATGATCCAGAAGTACGAACAATACGAGTCGAACCACTTGCAGCCCATGAATACAAAGTATTATTAGCAACACTTGAACTCAATTGTTTGATATGGTCGCTCAATACGTCTTGACGTTTATTGTAAGATACTTGAACTGCCTCTGTATCTTGAATTAAGATAGGGTCAGTAGTAAACTCTTTCAAAGTATAAGATTTGTCAGCGTCAGTTCTTTGAGTTATTGCAGCTGGTAAGCTTGCACGGTCAATAGCTACCGTAGGTTTAGAACCTGCTTGTGGCAAATGAACTGTTTTGTAGTTTACGTAAGCCGAATCGTCTTTACCGATTACACCTAAGAAAGCGTTGTTTGCGTATAGATTGGACTCAATATCTGAAATCCAAATTTCCTTTTGTAAAGCCATTTTAGTAAATGTTTATAGTGTGATTAATTAGTCAATTTGAATTTTTGAGCCACATGGAAGGAAAATAGTTCCATCGTACCAAAACGACTGACACCAAGTTTTACCAGCAACGCCAGTTACTACAGGTGCATCAATTCCAGTCCCGAAAGTGAATGTTTCCGTTGCGGTTGTCTTTACCTTTAAATGAAGTTTTGCACCAGCTTTTAACTCACTTGAAAGAGTTAAATCTAATGTAGCATTACCTGTTAACGTTGGCAATGTTGCCACATATGTTTCTTGTTCTGTAATAGTTGCAGCGGTTGTTCCAGTTGCTGCTATGGTCAAGGCATCAGCCGAACCAAATGGATAGTTAATAGTTGCCATGATTATTTTTTGTAAAATGCGTTGAACAATCTTGTGTATTCTGCGTTGTTTTCAGTCTTCATTTTCAAAAGACCGTTTGAATCTTTTTGCTCCCAATCTCTAATAGACCATGTTGCACGTGGATCGTTAGATGGTGTTTCAGGCGTAAAAACATTCACGTGAGCTGGTTTTTTTACACCAATTCCGTTAAGTGCTTTTTTTGCATCTTCGTAAGATACCTTTGCAAGATTCGACCAAACTTCTTTGGTTGAATCTTCTATTTTACCTTCTTTGATACCGTTTTCAATCAATTCAGAAACCATTGTTTCTTTCATTGCATCCTCAGCATCTTTGTAGGCTTTAAGGCTATCCTGTAACGAAACGACTTCATTTTGCAATTCAGCCAATTTGGTTTCAAGTGCCTCTTTGTCAGATAACACTTTGCTAAGTGCCTCTGATTGCGCTTCTTCGCTTGCCTCATTGGACAGCTTTAGCATTGAGTTTACTTTCGACATTTTTTTTACTTGTTTTTGGGTTTGTGGAACTTGGTCAGTTGTTAAGAACTGATTGCAAATAGCATAGATGCCTTTTACATCGTTTGCTAATATTTTTGGTTTCTTAGATGTAACTATAACATTTTCAGGCTTTAACATTCCGCAATTAATCATTTGCGAACTATCCATAAATGTTTCATCGGCCATCATTGCGCCTATTTCCATTTCGGATTTATTGCACATTGATGAAATGATTTTCTTGATTGAATCGGTAAATTTTTGGCTTACTTCGTCTTCTATTCCGTCAGTTCCTTTGGCGTTGTGCATCATAAAAATGGAGTAATCCATCATTTTACACTCGTTACCAGCCAACCAGCACCAACCAGCAGCACTTGCAGCGATTCCAACGTTTACCGTTTCAACTGGAACAGAACAACTATAAAGAGATGCGAAAATTGAATAAGCGTCAATAACTAGACCGCCTCCTGAATTGATATTGACTTTGATTTTCTTGCATCCGTTAGAAACTAGCCAATCAACTTCCTGTGCGAAATAAGAGCCATTAACGTCATATCCTATATCACCGTACAAATACATAACAGCCTCTTTTGTAGAGTTGTCAAAATTGTTTATATATTTGTGCTGTAATATCATGTCGTAAATTTGACATTATTACAAAAATGTATTTGGTTTTGTGCTAATCTATTTTATACAGATGTCAGAATACAAAAATTATTGCAAAACTAGGAGGGTGGTAGGTTACGTTGCCCCCGAAATTAAGGGGATGGTATCACAAGAGGCATACGACAACAATATTGCAATTTCTGATATTGTTTGCATAGCAATGAAAGAATATTACGATAGAAGACCCGAACTTGTGCAAACACTAAAAGAACGTCAAGGGAAAACAAGATTTTGATTGTTGTTTGAGTTAGATTATGGTTAAACTTTAAAGCCTATACTATTTTAGTTTAGGCTTTTTTATTTTGTGCCAACTTTTATTTATAATATTGCGTAATACTTAAAAACAACAAAATGAAAAAGATACTATTATTAATCGCAATCGGAGTAAGTAGTTTAAATGTGAACGCTCAATATTGGGCTACATACGAAAACGATGGTACTGATAAATATGTAGGAGATACTTTAAAGTTTTACATTAGCGAGCCTAAAGTTTTTATAAAAAGTTGTATCGGTTATGGTGTTGACTATACAGAAGATATTACCCATACTTTTTTCTTTGATTATACTGATTCAAAAGGTAGAAGTCATTACAAACAAGTTGCTTATATGTACCCACGAAGAAAGTATGAATGTAGGCTTACTTTAGGTGGTTTATATAATTCTTTTATGGCTAATCCAACGTATTATTTGCCATTAGGGATAAATGATGATGAAATTATACTAAACACATATAACAAAACATATTATACAATACAAGGCATAAAAATAGATAACCCCAACAATTATGAAGGGGTTATTATAATAAAAACTGAAATAAAATATTTTAAAATAAAGATTTTACAATAAGCTGATAGTTATTAATATTAGAGTCACTTGCGCTTGTTTCCGCTGTAACAGTAAATATATCAGAAGCAACATAAGATGTTATACATTGCATAGATATAGCTGATTGCCCAGAAAGCTCTGGAGTACAAGCCTGAGTTCTAATAGTAGTACCATTCTTTTTGATATTTATCCTACTTGTAGTACCTGATGTTGTTGCGCTGGTTACTTCTGCCGAAAACAAAACTAATACATTTGCATTTGATTTTGTTGTACTTGGGGTTAATGTTACAATTGTAGAAGGTGTAGATATGTAAGAAGTAGGTGTTGTGACATAACTAGAAGTTGCCAATATACCTAGTGTATATGACAATACTTCATATAATCCATCTTGATAGTACAAAATGTTTGTACTGTTTTCGTCAAAAGTCCCTGTTCCTGACAACCCAGCAGCAAATACAAATTTAGAATTAACTAAAACGTGATCTGTGAATGAACTTGAAGCCGTTTTAATGGTTGATTCATCAGTACCGCTGTCAACATCGGTAAGTGTCCATATTCCTATTTGACTACCAGTTGTTGAAAAAGAAGCTGAGTCAACTTGGTAAACTTCCCCACTATAATAAACAGCCCCTGACGTTAATGTCCTTGCCCCTGGATTTGTTCCAGTAGCGACACAACCGTACAATACAACTAACTTTCCAGTATGCCATGCGCTGGGTATATTTGCTTTTACAAATGCAATATAACTATCCTTATGCCCATTATTCATGTGTTCAAAGGTTTGCTCTTCAAAGACAAGTCCATTTGCAGCCGTTACGGGAGTCCAATCTAATTTTTTCATTTTAATATGTTGTTACTGAATAGTTAATGCCTGCGTAAACATAATCTTTTATTACTGATTTTACTTTTGCTTCTGGATCGTCTCCTAGTGCTGTGTAAGTTGCAATTGGTACGTTTATAGTAAACGAAATTACACTATTAATATTTGCAGCCCCATCATAAACTGCTGCCAATGAATTTAAAGCTAATTTATAAACAGGGCTTCCTATTGGTTGTGCATAACTGGTAAAATAAACATCGCCACGTACTGGATTTGTTATGTAAATATCAGAAGTTCCATCAATTGGATTCAAATATGTAGTCCCAAAGAATGTATTTAAAATATATTCTAATGTCAAACGTCCAGAATACCAGTTTTTTTTGACTTCTATCCCAAAAATCCCATCCATTATTTTATACCAATTTGACGTATCAATATTTGGATAGTCGGTAGTATTTGAACCATCCGTCCATTTAAAATACACCTTATTTTGATACTTTATAAATGTCCCAAATGAATAAGATGTAAGTATGTTAAACACCCCATCGCTTGAACCATAAACAAATCGGTAGAGCATTTTTTGAATGTATTGGATAGGGCTTAAAAGTGCCGTCACCCAATTAGACATAGGCTCATAACGCTTGTCAGGTGGCAAGTTCCTGTCAACAAAAAGACTTATTGTAAATTGATAGATACTAGCCATTTATTAAATATTCTAAGGTATCACTTATTGTTTCCCCACTTTCGTCTTCTGTTATCATATAGCCAGAAACAGAATCCCATTTACGATTCCCAACGCTTGTAAGTTTGTAATCATCTATTAATTTAGTTCTATCTGCAAAGTCGGTTGTTTCGTCCCTTGCAGATAACTCTTCAATTACTATATCTTCAACTCCATCAACGTTATTAATCGCAGTTTCTAGGTCTTTAATTACCATAGCTCCATCAAATGGCAAAGCTGCTAAATATGCGTTAACTGCTGTTTCAACATCCGTTTGAATAGAATCTTGGTATTGACCATTATAATAAACAGTTCCTCTAATAAGCAATCTATCAGCCTCTAGGGATATAATATTATACCTTATACCTGCTGGGTTTAGATTTGCATAATAAGACTGAGCTGATGTTAACTCTCCAGAAGCTAAAGCAACTGGGCTTGTACCACCTTTTGCAACTTTAATATTTACTTCCCCGTAATTAGCATTCTTTACTGAACACTGGGTAATTATTTGCTTGTCAGTATCAATAACCTCATATTCTACCACCCCAGTATCTTCGTTCATTACAACTTGATCCCCATATTGGAAAGCAAGCATTTTATTTTTTATCCAAATTGGAGTAGCTGCAATATTGTTTTTTAGTACCTCTGTTGTATCGGTCAAATGCTTATCAAACAACTGACTAAGCAAATTACTAGCCAAAGCGTGTAAATAAGCCCACGCATTTGCAGTGCCTACCTGTGAACCGCCCTCGTTGGCAAATTTAATATCAGAAATTACAGGGTCTGTATTTTTTGCTGCCCTTATTATCTCTTTTGTTTGGTCAATGCTTAGTGCCATTATTCGGGAAATTTACCAGTTCTAATCACTTCGTTATCAATTATCAATTCAGTAGTCAAATCTAGCGTTATTGGTGCAGCATCTACGACATTGGCATAAAAACTTCCACTTTCATCTGGTATTTGACATTTGTAATCCAATTTCCAAACCATGTACCCATTGTGATTTTGGTCAGGACTTTCTGATATACGATTCATTCTGCTACTATCAGTTGGAAAGAATCCTTGCAATTTAGCATGTAGCTCTTGTTTGTACGTAAACATGTCCAAATCTTCTAATTCGTAACTTATAAGGTACAAATGAAAGCGAATAGTAGCATCGTACATCTGAACACCCCCCATCAAAGACAATACTTCGACAGGTTCTAGGAACTCCATAAATATAGACAAGTTTGGGAACGTTTGTTCTTGTTGTTCTTCCATGCTTTCAAACTGGTTGTTAAATAATTTGAAGTACGTGAACCAAGACAACGTTTGTAGCCTATTACTTATGTCGGTATAGAATTGGGTTGTCATTACTTAATTACTATTTTTCTAAATTGACCATCTATAATTCCTTTCAATTCTCGTTCTAATCTTTGCGACCTTCCTATAAATTGCCTTTTAGGCATGTTTATTGAATGCGCTCCTATTTCTGCTTTTTGGGAGTAACTTGCTTTCTTGTTGTTTTTTGCAAACAATGTTTTACCCTTGTTTTTACCACGCTTATAACTCTTGAATGAGAGTATTGCCGTTCTACTACTTTTTTCAATACTGCCACCTTCATTATGTATTTGAGCATATGGCAAACCATAACTACCCACTACTACTCTTGTCCAATTTGCCCTACTGACTTTTATTGAACGTCTTAATTTACCTGTCTTTACTAAGATTGCCCTACCAGCATCTTTGTTTTTCTTTCGTGGCCTCCAACGCTGAAAACCTGAATCTGTAAAACCTTGTTTCCTAAATGCTTCTAAGGTAAAGTTTTTAATCTTGTTTCCTAGAACCGTTGGTAACGTGCTTTTCATCTTCTGCAAGCTTGCAAGTTTTTCTTTTAATCCCCATTTGCTCGCCATTTTTCACTTCTTTACACTTTTGGCAAATACTTGTAATACCTTTTAATTTATCGCACATTACGGTCTTATTGGCAAATTAAAGTTATTGTTTTTGTCGTCACGGTACTTGGTTGAAACCTCGTAATACGGATGATCTTTAGGATAAATCCGCTTCTTTTTTGCAGGGTTAAACCTAAATTCTTTCGGTACTTCTTTATCCGTAAACTCTAGTCCTGAAACATCGCTTTCCTTTGCGTTTTCTAGTTGAATCAACATACAACGGCAATTATACCCATTTGCAGGAGCGTAACTATTCCAGAATTTGTCATCTACTCTTCTGATAATACCATCCAACCTTCTATGCGAATCTCTTACCCTCGCATCTCCAACCGTTTGATACTTTAAGAAAGGTAACACTTTTTTATCACGTTCAAAACTATCCCACTGACTTGCGTTCTGGGCGTTTGAAATGCTTAGTTCATATTCAGTGTTAAGCCATGTTTTATTATACGTCAAGCCAATTGAATCAACTGCTTTAGCAAATTCCTTAAACGTTCTTTTGTCGCCAAATTCATCTACTATTTGCGCCTCTATGTCCTTAGTAAATTGCCACGTCTTAGCAGCTGCAAAATTCCAAGAGTTATCTTTTAACGCTTCCAACATCAAAGGGTCAGGTTTGCCAAATTCAATCGCAAACTCGACTCCTTTGTTTATGCCTTTTTCAAATAATGTGCCGTATGCTTTGTAAAGATTAATCGGTGGTTTTGAAGTCGTTATTAGCTTATAGAATATAGCTTGTACGACATCCTCAAAATCCTGATTAGAAAACAGCCCTTCAAATAACGTTTCACCTTCGCTTTGTTCACCCTCTACATTACAGATTGAACACGAATGCAATTGTGAGTACATGTTACTCACCTTGTCTTCTATACTAAGCTTTTTTGCGCCCGAACCTCCATTCGGTACTTGTGGGGCAAATTGCTTAAATGGTATACCAAACTTTTTAAGAATAAAATCTTCCTCGATAGTTCCGTACTTCAATAAATCAGTAGCTAATTTAGCTAGTTCCGCTGTTTCAAATTCATCTTGCTCATCAACTTTACAAATCGCACCTTTTGGAATATCAAAACCTAAGTTTTGAAGGAAAGGGATAAATTTAGTGTTAATGAATGCTTCTAAAAACCACTGGTCACGATAACCGTATTCATCGGCAACATTTTCATGTACATCGTCAGAGCCACGATTTTTACCCATGTCTGTAGTTCCTGTTTGCCCAACTACAAGCTTAGACAATTCAGAATTCATTCGATCTATGAACTTGTCATACACATTAAATGAATCTGATTTAGTAGCTTCTACGAATTGAATTACATCGTCAACAGAAATAACTGCACTGGCATTTGACCCGATTGTATGAACGGCTTTCTTCATGTTCGAAAATGAAGTAGGGTCGTTTATATCTGTTTTCCCAATACGTAAAGGCATCCCAAACATTTCTGCAAATTCAGACCAGTTAGCAGTTACAAACTTTTTATAGATAACCAAAGGACTAGCCTTGCAAAGTAATCCCAAGTCTTTTTTATCCCCAACAAATAAACACCAATCCGAATAAGGTCTTTCGTTAAACGGCTTACCTTGATTGTAAGAGCTGTTTGGCATATCCTTTACTACTTGTCCCTCTGGGCTGACATATTCCCTCGGTACTAATTCGCATGACTGGAACGTGTCGTTTATTACGTCTCCATACTGGATAAGCGAATAACCATAAAATATAGAATCAAAAGCATACTCTAATGATTTGATAAACCACGGCTGTTTTATGATTGAATCAAGCCCCTCAATTTCTACGCCTTTTGTATCGTAAAAATTCCACTCCTTAGACAATACTTTATTTTTCCTCGACTGCATTAAAGCGGTCAAATGAGGGTCTAACGTAATGTCATTGTAGTTCCTGATTAACTCGGTTCTATTTGGGTTAGATACACTTTCAGCCTGATTGACAGCATCACGCCATACTGCAATGTTTTGGGTAATCCTATACAATTGCATCGGCATGGTTTGGTCAACCTTTGCCTGTGGTGCTTTTTTGCGTGTCACGTTTTCGACCTCAATATGTTGTTTTGCTTTTCGCATCTTAGAAATATTGTGGAAGTTTTGTATTGCTAGAATAAGATATTACTTGCCCTTGAACTGGTAATATTTCAGGCAAATCGGCTGTTATTTCAGAACGATTAACCATTTTACACCAATTTATTGCGTTATTGTAACGGTCAATTCTTAACTGCGGAATATTGCGAGGGTTTATATTTGAATGCAAATGATACAAACAAATATCAATTAGGTATGTTTTTACTTGTTGGTTTCGATTGTCTCCAAACGTCCATTTTGTTGCATCGTTTGGCAATGTCCCAACGGTAATAGTATCGTTTTCTATTAACGTCCAAAATGTTGTATTATCAGGCAAAATACCAGATGTCTCCCCTGTTTCATAAGCGGTTCTTTCGTAGAAGTTCCCATTATATTTTACTTGATTGGTTTCTTCATACAATAAACGCCCTTTATAATCACTTGGAGTTGTAACGTAGTAAACACCCTCAACTCCTAACAAAGTAAAGTAAGTAGCATTTGTTGGCAAAGTTCCTGCCACATAACCGCCAGTAGTTGCGTTCTTTTCATAAACACTACCTGAGTAAACAACTCGTGTACCGTTTGTATAAACAGTAGCTGCCGAATATGTAGAACCTGTTAAATCTATTCTATCATTCCAAGCGTATTCGTCAGTAATCGAAAACGTAAGTAACGGTTTAAAAATAACGTCACATTCGTAGCGATTCGACAAGTAAGATGTAAGTTCAGCTTGTGCGACAAGTTCCATCGTTCGCCTTGATTCGGTATCGACTTGAACCTGCCCAAGATTAACCTCTCTTATTTGCCCGTTATAGTCTTTGTCTCGTAGAAAGTAACTCATAACACAAAATTACAAAAGCTAGGATTGCACTTTTGTTTTGTGCCAATTATTTTATTATATGAAAATATGCGTTACTGTTATGCTTTTAAAAGTACCTACTTAACGGCTTTTCTTGTTCAATAGTTTCAAAAACAACTCCTTTTACTCCCTTGTCAAATATGGACATTTCTGTTTTAAAAGCAGACGTAATCAAATAATCTGTGGCATCCGAGGCATGAAAATATTTCTCATAAGTCACCCCAGTTTCAGAATCTTTTACTTTCTCTTTGTGTTTTGTTCCATCGCTTGCTTCTTTACCATACATAAAATCAGCAATCAATTTCGGGCATTTTTCGGAAACTATAATTTCTACACCTTGCTCGCAATGGTTAAAAATGGCATTAACAAAATCCCCTCTTAGCTTAACAGGAGGGTAACTACGTGGGACTCGGTTAACTGGTCGGTAATCTTTAAGCTCTTTTAAAATAATCGCAAATTCGTTGTAATCTTCCTCTTTGGTTCGCACTACTGCATTAACTGCAGTATAATTCTTTAACCCTTGCGGATCGCCATATACAAACAATCCTGCATTGTGTGTACGGTATCTAGTCTTAAATTCAGCACATACAGCTAGAGATGTGTTTCTTGGATATGGCAAACAGATTTCGTCAATACACCTGATTTGCTTTTCTACAATCTGAACCACAACACATGTCATGTAAGGATTCACGTTAAAATCTATACTGATGTGCAAAGGTAATTCTGTATTGTATTCTACGTTTTGAACGTGTCTGCTTCTTTGGAAATGTTTATAGAAATTACCACCTGTTTCTTTTGTTGTCCAAAGCCCTTTTGCGTAAACTGAATAAAGATATTCGTTTGTGTCTTTATATCCTTCAATTAAGGCTTTTACTTGACTACTTAGCCAACGATTATCATTGTAGGTTGAATGATGTACGGTTACATGCGAATCCACTATTTCGCCATCTTGTAATTCGACTTGTGTTTTTGTCCTAAAACTTAAACCTTCTCTATTTTTGAAAAAACGTTTCCAAAACCAATTGTCCTGATAATCCCCTTCGACTTGCGGATTGATTGTAAACCACTCCTGCAAGATTGTAGCGTAAGTTGCCCGAATTGTTAGTGTTATTGTAGCAAAATCTTCCTCTGTTGGCACTTCCTCTTCATACCAAACGCAAGTAGGGTCTTTGATAGATTTTAGGCTTAAAGCGTTATCGCCACCACGTGCAATAAACCTGTTGCCATTTATACAATCTATTGCTAGTGGTTGTTTTCTGAACTCAAATAGCGATTCTAAACCCATCGCTATGATGTTCTGCTTTATCGTCTCGTAACTTGATTCCCCTATCGTATTATAGGTTCTACGATAAAGAATGCACTTAAAATACTTATGGGTAAGACAATTGTAGATTAACTGCTTACTAACAAAATCGGACTTACTTGAACCACGTGAGCCGTAAAGAATTACATATCTATCCCTGCATTCTAGCAAGGGTAAAAATGCTTTGTTTATTTGTCGTTCCCATTTGCCCCACTCTATTAGCATTTATTAGATTTATCCTATGTTTTAAGCTAAAAACACGCAATTATAGACACTAATTATATTCTTAATCCAATAAAGTACGTCAACAATCCCCAAGATAAAAACACAAACCAACTTTGTTTTTGAATGTAATCAACAAACAAACGGCTTGACCTTGCTGAATCAGTTAGTTTGAACTGATAAAACACGTATAATATTGCCCAAATAAGCAAATAAGCTAATGGTACTAATTCTTTAATCGTTGTCATTTTCTTCTCCTTGTACTCGAACTCTAATAATTTGTTCTGTTTTACCTGAAAGTTCCGTTTCTGACCTTTCTACATACCCACGTTTTTTGCCTTTTGTTTTCAGATAAAAGATAGTTGCCGTATCAGAACCGTTTTTTATTGATTCTAATAGTTTAGATTCTGCAAAGTCAATAGCGTTTTCTGCGATGTCGTCAACTTCTGACTTAAAATCAGCATCTTCTTGGCAATATTGATAAAAAGTCTTTCTTGTTGTATTTGCTTTTTTACATGCGTGTGATACTATGCCAAGACTTCTACCTAGGCATTCTATCAATGTCTTTTTTAAAGTGTCACTTTTGGCACTTCTAACCTCTTGCAACTTAGTCATATATAGTTTTTACTAAAATGGAACTCCTGTCACTTTCTTGTCTTTGGCTGGTCTTAATCCACGTTTTTTTGGTGTTTTTGTTTCTCCTCTTTTAGCTGCAATTGCTTGCTTCCTGCTCATCCCTTTTGCATATGCTGCCATAATTTTAATTTTTAATAGCGTTCCAAAGTTTTTTACCTCTTACCGTTTTATCTATTGTTTTATAGACTTCTACGATATTTTGGTGGTAAAGATAATAAAAATCGTACAATTCAGTATTTTCTTCTATTGAGAACTCTTCTATACATCCAGAACTTATCAGATTTGCGCTTCCTTTTATTACAACTTTATTCCCATGTTCTGTTTCTATTAGGCATACTTTTGTATGTGAGTCTGCAACTGCCAGTTGAAAACGATCTTCTATGTCTAAATGGTCGTAAGTATATTGAACAATAGTATGGCGTTTGTGAGAAAAATGAAATCCTGAAACTATTAAATCTAGGTTTTGTATATAGCCAGTTTCCATTAATTCGAGCAAGCTATCTACACTTTCGTAACCCATTGATAGTGTTGAAAGTGTCATTTTCTTTGCTATTATGCCATTTTCTACAAGAAAACACTCTACAAAGTCTCCAAATATAAACGAGCCATTTACAATGACGTGAGCGCACATGCCTTTTGTTGGCTTTAAATCTTGCGCTAGTTTTTTTGCGTTGTCGTACTTTAGTAAATGAGCTGCCCTTTCTTTTGATCTTGGCGGCTTTATGTATCTTGTTTCAAATACCTCTTCAATTTCAAATTCTAATTCTAGGTTAAAATCTTCAATATTATCAATTTCAAAATCTTCCATAATTTATTATAAACGTGGTAGTTTCCAGCATGTTTGCCCTGTTTCGGTTATCAAAAAAGGGAACTCTTTTGAATCGTATTTGCGAACATTTACTCCCTTCGCTTTTGCCATTTTGGAAAGGTTGGAAAAGCACTCAGGCTTTTCCTCTTCCTTTGTCAGAATAATACAGTTAAGCATTATAATCGTATTCTAAGAAATTAAATGCCTGTTCTGCTAATTGATCTTCAGTCAATTCCTTTTCTACATAACCACCTTCTTTACAAAAAGAGGCGATATAGTCATCAAATCTAGTTTGTGTTCTGAAATATTTAGTTTCTAATTCAGAATTTTCTCTTCTAAAAATGGCGATAAGATTTTGAACTGTTAATGCGTTGCTTTCCATTTTATCTTCTACTATTTCGTAGAAATCAATTGTGAATGATCCATCTGCTTTGTCCTCATCTTCTAACTCTTGAAGTCTTTGTTTTACTTCAATTTCTGAAAGACCTGATTCGATTACGTTACCTGATTCTTTGTCTCTGATTGTGAAAGTTGTCATTGTCTTTTTATTTAAGAATAACCGCTTCGTTGCTGTTATCTGATACAAATATACGGTAATATTTGACACATGTTACAATCATTACGAAAATATTCACAAATATTACTTATTTATACAGAATCTAAATAAGCAAATATACAAATTATTAATTATTTTGTTGCTAGTGTTTTGGAACGGCTACTAAACAGAAAAGCCCAGACGCTCGCAACATCTAGGCTTTAGGAAAATTACCGTTGGTCTTCACTTTTCGGCAATATCTTCGATTGTTGCGAGCAATCACAATGCAAATATATCAAAACTATTTTACTTTACTACACTCTTCCCAAACTTTTAATAGGTCGTTCCATTTTAGCCAATGTTCAGACAATTCGTTATAAATTACTTTTTTGCATGGCAATATTACACCTACTTCATTAGCACCTACGCAAAAAACTTCTTCGTACCTATCGTTTTTATGCTTAAACTTTTTCCATAATAAGTTTTGGATGTCTGTATAATCAAAAGGTACTCTTTGCTGTTCTTCTACAATAGAATATAAAGTATATTTCCAATCCCATTCTAATTCTCCATTTATAGTTTTTACCACAAAAGTAGTAGATGTTCCAAAATCAAAATCTACCTGAATTTTCTTTCCATCTTCATAAGCTTGCATTACTGCTATTTTTTCCGCTGTCGTTTTCATAACTTTTCTTTTAATTCCTTTGCCTTAATTTCTTCAATTGCCCTTTGCATGTAAAGTATGTCGTCCATTTTCTCCTCTATCGAATGCTGTAACCAGTCAATTAAAGGGAGTTCGTTCTTGTCTAAAGTAGTTCCGTATTTCTTTATTCCAAGTTCCGACCGCTGGATAAATCTGTTTACTACTATTTCTACAATTCTGTCTTGCATGATTCGTTTATTTTGCGTTCTACCTTCATTCCAATGACATAAGCTAGTGTTTCATTTACTTTTATGTCGTACATCAAGTAGCTTTTACTTTTCTTGCTTTGGTCTGGTTCTGGATAGTAAGCCGAACTTGCAAGCGGCTTTTTGTCGCATGTTAGGCTCATTTCTTTGAGTACTGCATCCATAAATTCCTCGTGTTCTATGGGTATTGTGATTTGTCGTATCATTTTTATTAAATTATTGTTTCTTCCCTTATTCTAGTAAATCACTCCTTAATCGTTGTTTCTCAATTGTTTAACCCTTGCATCCGCATTACGATAAGCTAAGGCATAATCTTTTCTTTTTTCGATTAGTTCACCATGTCTTTTGATTCCCTTGTCTACGTTTTGATGTTTCATTTGTACACTCTCACCGATGGTTTTAAGTGTCTCTAGTGTATGCTTTCGACAAAGGACAAAGTAAGCAAAGCGAGCGTAAGAGTGTGTTATCTGTCTGCCAAATATTACAAAGTCGTTTTCTTCAATTTGAAACGACTCGCAAACTATTGTTTTTATTTCTTGTAGTGTCATAATTAAAATGGGCATTCTTCGTTATCGGTTAGTATTATTTCGTTTCTGTTTAGTACTGCTAAATCAAGTACATTGATAGGCTTTTCTGGTAGTTCATCATATTTAGCCATCTGAACTACTTCTTGATGAATTGTTTTAGTTTGTTCTTTTGAATTTCTATCAATTGCAATCTGTAACCAATCTTCACCATCTACAATAAAACGCTTTGATCTGTTACTCATCTCAAATTGTAATAGCCCAGGGATTCCTACTATTGACTGTCTTTTTATTTTGATAAATCTTAATTCGCAAATTGGATTTTCTGGCTCTGATTCTCTTAATGGTCTGTGATAGACAAATATGTTATCCATCTTATTATTCCACATTGCACCACCTGCGAAATTACCTACGTGTGGCATGTTATAATTGCCATCTGGCAGTTTCTTTAATGCTTCTGAATTAGGATGCAACACAATGATAAAATGAATATTATTATCCCTTGTAAATTGCCCAAATTCAGCTAATGTAATTTCAAGATACTGGTCTATTTTTCCACCAACAATTGCATAATTATTACTCATTTGATTAAATGGATCAACAACACAAAACGAAACGTCACGCTTAATTATTAATTCTAAGAACCTTTCCTTTATATATTGCGGAGTTGGTGAAATTGTTTTTGGATAAACAAAAAAGAAGTGAGCCGAAACAAAATCATAAACAGCATCATAATATTCAGTAGATGGTTTATTTGGATTTTTTGGAGTACAATCACAACCGCAATACATTTCGACTAATGTATGATAAAACTCTTCTGCTGGAAAATCTTCTGGCACAAAAAGCGCAATCTTTACGTTTTCAACTACAACTTTTAATAATAACATGTATTTTAAAATAGTGCTTTTGCCATAATTACCGATACCGCTTTCTGCTGTTATTTCACCTCGCTTCCATTTGAAGTGATAATCAACTCTACCCATGTATGTAGAAGTTGCCGATTTATGTCCATAATGGAAAATATTAAGTGCATCTTTTTTTACATCCTCACCAAAAAATACATCCTTTGGTTTTACTTCTAAATCATAAATTGATTCGTCAATTTCAACCTCTTTCATCGTTCCTCTACTAACCAAAATAGAATCAGAGAAAAAAGCGGTGTTGTAACTTGCGGAATTGCACCTGTAGGCTGACGCAACCGTTTGTTCACACTCTTTTGTAGTAAAATCATTAGAACCGTTTAAAAACGAAAAAACTATATTGCTTGAACATTCACTTTCGGCAAGACCAAACCGACAACATGCAGAAGCAAGTTTAAATACAAACATGTTTCTCGAACCAGTTCTGAAAGCATCCCCACGACCTGTAAGCCATTTTAGTATTTTCTCGAAAGTGTCATTGTTTGTTGGTTGTCTCTTTTGCTCTTTGTATGTTTCGACAATCTTGTATTTTGCAAAAGGCTCACATGTTTCTTTTATAAAAATATCTTCGTCAAATGACTCGTAACAAACACGACTAACATTAATACCTGATCGGTCAATTTCAGGTATTAAGTCTCGTAATGCTTCAAAATGTTCTCGATGTTTTTTACCATCTGCAATACGAACTAATGCTTTTACTCCATTACCACTCGGACTTACCCATGTAGACAACACATATTTTAATTCAAATAGCTTTGTCTTATATTCATAAATATTATCTACATCGTCAAAATCTAAAACCATAAATCCTGAATGTTCTATTATTTCAGCGTCCTTTCTACCTTTTGGAAACACACCCGAAAAACACACGCTTGGTAAATCCTTTTTCAGTTTTTGCGTTTCGTCTTTTGTTTTTGCGTTCCTAATAGCAACTACCTTTTGCTTACTTTTCCCATTTTTTATCCTATCTAGTGCCTGTTTAATTGTGATATAATTAGGCTCTAATTCTAGTATGTTTTTAAATATTGTTATTTTATTTTCAAGCATTGTAGTAGTCTTTTGGAGTTACTCCTGCATTTCTGCAAGCAAATAAGTAAGTTTCTTCGTTTGCGTAATGGTCTGGATTTGGTTCTTTTCCTTTTGTAGAGTTTACTAATTTTAATGTTTTTGTTTTAGCATCTTCTAAATAACTAGCAAAATGCTTTTTACAAAATAAAGTTTCAGGCTTAAAGTGTGTAGACATTTTTTCGTCATTCCCCCATTGCTTCCATTTGTGTTCAATGACTATCTTAAAATCTTCAATAGTAAAATTTTCTTTTATTCTTGAATCAATATCTTTTTTCCTTGAATCAAGCAATTGTAAATCTTTTCCTGAAATATTATTAAAAGCAATCATCACATCACTTGCAAGTGATGTATTGTTTGATTGTTTATTATGTTTAAGGTTCTTTGTTACTGGTTTATCTATACTATTATTGCTTTCCCATGTGCTTTCCCCTGTGCTTTCGACATGCTTTAGAATTGCATTACCCAATGCTTTACCGTTTTTTGTAATTCCATTTGATAGGCTTATTATATTACTAGAATATTGATTTGTTGATTTTTGAACCAAAATAAAGAAACCCCAATTACATAAATCATAGAAATATTTAATGTATGTTTCATGTTTTTTGATACCAATTGCATCCATAGCCATTTGTGTAGGAAATCCAAATTTAGACTTCCATCCCAAACGGTTACAATGCTCAATTGCAAAGAAATATATTGCAGAATGATTTGGATTAATTTTTTCAGGATTTTCAAAACAAAAATCCCACCAATTACGACTTAATTCATATCCATTCATTAGTTCAAATACTTAATACGATTCTCAATTGCAAGTTTCAAAGAACCTTTTACTTGGCATTTATCAAGTACCCATAAAAGATATTTTTTATCGTCAACCTCTTTTATTGGCGTATCCTTAAACTTACCAAATGGCATCCGCTCAATCGGATTGTTTTGAGGCAAGAACTTGATGTAAGTACCACATTTGGCACAAACCGCTTTTATGTGTTGCCCTGATTTTTCTGTTATGTATTCCTTAGAATAACAGGCTTTGCATTGTATTTCTTCCATTGTATTAAAATAAAAAACCCCGAAAAACACCGCTGGAAGACGATGTAAATCGAGGTTTATTTGTCGTTAAGACAAGTTCTTGCAGTTCGCTTCCAGACGAAAAGGCTTTGCTATTGCATTGCGTTACAAATATACAAAATTAACCGATATATAAACTATACCTAGCTACTTTTTTCTTGTTGTTGCCAACCTGAACCATTTCAGAAATTACGTTGTTCCCGTTCGCTCTAATGTCGCTTATCCTTGCAGCCAAACGCAGACTACCAAACAACGATAAAGCTTCCAATGATGTTAATGTACGCCCTAAACTCAAATGCTCTAGGATGCGCTTATTTTGTGATTCAGTTGTCATGATTTTAAATCTTTATGTCGTAAACCTTTTACCCAACTTGCATAATTAATATGAGGTAGTTTACTTTCCAAAACAGTCCAGTACCAATTGGTAAATATGCCTTTAGTTACGTTTTGCTCCAAGTCTAAACGTACATCGCTAAAGTTGATAAACATGTCTCCGATCTCAATTACTTCGCCTTTGCCACCTATCCAGTAGCTATCGTCATATTCGATTTCATGTTTATCACAGAACATTTGCATGTACCTGTCAATGTAAAAATCTAGTCCTTTTTGGTTGTCGCTAATACAGTTCATGCCTTGTCGTTTTCTTTAGTTGGCTTCATACTATTCTTGCAATCTTTTGCACAAAATCCGCCATTTGGGAGACTTTCACCTAGCTTTTTAGTCAACCTTTCAAGCTCAGATAAAACAACGCCTATCGCTTCTACAAGTACCGATTCTTTGAGTAGTTCAGAGTCTTCTCCAAGTCGCCAGTTCTGATGTACTCGCATGACTTCAATTGCCTTTTCTAAGTTCATCGGATCTTTTGCATCAAGATCAAAAAGTAAACCACCATGACTAATCATTAGTTTTTCATTGCTCATAAAATACAAGTTTGAATGATGGTGAATAATACTGCTGTAATTGCTAGTGTAAGTACTAGAACTTTGTCCCCATGCGAGGGGTCTGTTTCAGGCTGTAAGTAGCCGTTTCTGAATTTAATCGTTTCCATTTTTTCTAGGTTTAAAACCATGTTCTTTTAAATGACATTCTATACAAATCTTAACTATGTTACTTTCTACTAATCTAAGTTCAGGATGTGAGCCTTTAGTTCTAACATGATGATAATTAGTAGGATTGAATACAGTTATTTCAGTTCCGCAATATTCGCACGATGGCGGTCGTTCTTGAAATAACTTTTGAAATAATAGTAGTTCCTGTTTCGCCAGTTCTTTGCCTTTTTCAGAACGGTAGTTGATTTTGGTTTTCGTCTTCTTAAAACTCTTATCTTTCGATCTAAGTTGTCCATCGCATCCTTCCACTCTATCTTCTCTTGCTCTGTTACATATTCCATCTTCTTTCTTTTTAATCGTAAATCCTTTGCTTATTGCGAGATTCTCGACATTTCTCGCATTTTTAGTAATTATTCCTTTTGATTTTGCGCTCTTTTCGTGTCTTTCCTTTGCTCCAATCGGACATAAGCCTTTAGCGTTCAAACTTGACATTGTATTGTGGCAAATACAGTAACCGTATCGCTTTGCTAAGCCCATTTTATATCCCAATTATTGCCTTTTTGCTTTTCAAGTTCAGTCCACGCTTCTAGCCTACTTATTCCAGTTTTGCTAAACTTAAACTTTTCGCCTGTCTTCCGATCTGTCACATCAAAATCAAACGGCTTGCGACCATCATTTCTTTCTCCAGCTACTATCTTCATATTTTGGTTAATAATTTTGCTTTTATTTTACGTTCAATTTCTTTTGCTTCTACCTTCTCAAAAAGTGGTGTCTTTGCAAATCCGACTACATTTGCCCATTCAAGATACTCATTTCCAAGTTTGTCTTTACTTGCAATTACTACAATTTCGGAGGTAAATACGGTTTTGTATTTGCCGATGAGTGACTTGTCATTTTCTGACAACTTTCTTGTTTCTTGCTTTGCCATTATTGAACCATTTCACCTAAAACTTTTATTTGTGGCTCTTTTAATCCAATTGGATTGCGTGGTAGCCAGTAACATCCATCGTGCCATTGTGCGTAACCTTTCACACCATTGTATTCAGTTGCAAACCACAGCCCTTCTTTGCTTTGTTCTTTTGCAACAGAATCCATAAAAACAAGCTGTGCAGATTGATTCAAAGACTTAACCATGTTTTGAGCCAATTCCCAATAAGTGACTTGTGTTTCAGGACTTTCTTTTTTTATAGAAGCTTTTAATCTTTTGTCAACTACTTTTCTAAGTTCCATGTTTGCCTTTGCAAATTCAGGATCACGAAAATCGGAGTTTACTTTCAGTTCGTTTAAAATGTCTTCTGTCAATAAAAGTATTGCTCTTAATATTGCAAGACAATCAAAAGCATCCCTTTTTACAGGGACAGCTTGCTCTTTAGTTTCTATTTGTGCGCTCATTTTATACTATTTCTACGTCTATATTGTGTATTGCTTTCATTAACTTTTGTTTTATGACAAACATATTATACGCTTGTCCTTTCTTTGCGCCTTTTACATCAATGTGTCGTATGGTTGAATCTGAATAAAACACTTTGAAATCAAGGATGTACTTGCAAATTAAAATACCATTTACATTTAACTTGAAAGTTAATTGCCGTTCCCATTTTTCAATTACTTTAGCTTTAATTCCTAAATCTAATCTTTGAGCGTAATTAGCTTCCTTTGTTGAATGGTACATTACTCCATTATATTCTTTTTGAATAGCGTTGTACTTGTTTTTAGGGTTCTTTTTGATTAGCTTTTGAACTGAACTACCACCGCTTTCTATTGCTGTTTTAAGCCGTTCTTTCTGAATCTTAACTTTATTCACCATTTTTTAATGAGTTAAAAAGTTCATTTACTCTAATATCTGTAAGCTCGACACATTTAGAAATGCTTTGTATTTCTTCTGCACCTGTCACAATTTCAACCCCTCGGTTAAACCACCATATTACGCTCTTGTAACATGATTCTTCTTTGTCGGTGGTTATTTCAATCCTGCAATTTTTCTTTTCGGTTATCCAGACAGGAAGAGAAAAATCATATTTTGCTACAGTAAATACCCAAGGGCTGCTTATTTGTGGAGTTTTTTCGCAAAAGTCCCATTTAATTTTTGAAGTCCCATTCATACGCTTTTTCTTTAAACCTGATTAACAACTTTTTTAGTTTCTGAGCTGAATACCATTTTCGGCTCTGATATTTTGTTGGTGGTTTATTTGCCATTTTTCTTTTCTAAAAGTTTGCCCAAATCCATTAGTAGTAAATGCTTTTGCTCCAGTTCGCATTTCAAAGTTCTATTCTGAAAGTACAAATAAATAGAACCAAAAAAGCAAACTAAAAAAATAAGCGTTAAAACTAGATCCGCTATGCTTAATGCAACTGGTCTGTTTTCTTCAAAAAAAGCTTCGTTACCTTCAAAGTCGCTTTCGCCTGTCATGTTATAATGCTTTTTCATCTTGTAAGGTTTTAGGTTTTCTTGGGTGAACTTCTACTTTTGATTTGCGACCACAAAATAAATCCATATCAAAATCTTCTCTAATACCCGTTATAGGGCAATTATTTGATTTTCTATTGTACTCTCCGCTTCTAATAGTTTGAGCGTATTCTCGCTGTGGTATTTGTCTTGTTGTCATTGTTTTAAATTTTTATTGTCTTAATCCGTTTTGCATTTCTGATTTGTAAAGTGACATTGTACTTCTTAGCGCATCTATCGAATGTACGAGTCCAGAGTTAAGCCTTTCAGCATATTCCAAAGTAGCGATTTCGTGACTACAATAAGACTTTAATAGTTTCATTGCCTTTTGTGGTGCTAACTTGTCTAAGTCTTTTGTAATAAATATTTCAACTTCCTTTTCTCCAAGTAGCTTTTTTGCACTTGCAGTAGTTTCTGCACTTAATCCCATCAATTGAGTTAATGAAAGGCATTTATTTTGCACGTCCTCAATTATTGCACCTACTACATCAATATCTAGGCATGTTCTAATTGCGTTCAATGAAGCTGTTATTTCTGCCTGTGTTTTCATTTAGGAAAAGTATAGGTAATTGAATATTTTACGTACGACTTTATGCTTACTTTTGGAATGACTTCCCCACTTATAACAATTTCGTCTTTTGATTTAAAAGCTAAGTTTAGGTGTTCTTTTCGTTCCTCCAGTCGTTCTTTTAGCTTCTTATAAGCATCATCTTCTTCATAGTTTAACAAAGCATGCCCAGTTTTTACTATAGTTTTTACGGAATTTATTTCATGCCTATTGTGTGCCTGAAATATGGCTTTACTATTTAGTTTTTCTCTTGCAATTTTTACAGTTGACTCGACAAATTTCAACTTGCAATCAAGTTCAATCGCATCCTGAAAGCCTTCGTCAACTTGCTTTGTTAAATCGCTTGCTATCTTTTCGATATTTGATTTGGTAAGCTCTAAGCCTACCAAATCAATTGATGTGTTATTCATTAAAACGCTAAGTCGTCAGCTGGATGTGGTTCTTGCGAAACATTTTTCATCGCAAAGTATTCAACCGAACTTTTGATTTTATCCTTTAAAAAATCAGGCAAAGACTCAAAAAGTTGTTCGTTGAAATCATCGTAGCAAAGCAAAGAAGTTTCGTTTATTTGTTCAGGGCAAACCATGCCTTTCATCAAAGGTGAAATACTCCCAATTTCGGCAAATGTCTTGCCTGATTTTTCGCTTACCTTGTGAACTACGTTTATCATGCAAGGTACTTTTAGTAGTCTTGTAACATCAAAAGACTTGCTTTCATCTTCTGTAAACTTTTTACCTCTCCATGTTTCTAAGTGTAATCTTAGTGTTGATTTCTCGTGCATTGAAAGTGTGTATTCCTTCGACAAGAAATAAGGTTGTTCTCCTTTTTCTTCTTTAAAAACTTTCGTTTCTGTTGGGAACTCAAAACCAAACCTTACTTTATGTAAAGTCTTTTCTTTGCCTTGAATGTTTTCGGTAACTGTACCGATTTGAATCATTTGCACACAACGTGCAACGTACATTCCTGCTTCCATTGGTGCAAAATCGCCACCGCCTGTGTTTGTTGCTACTATACTAGCCATATAATTGATTGTTTAAATTGGTTACTGTTTATGGTTGATACTAATTTGATTGCCACTTTTTTAATTTCACTAATGCCGTTGATAGTTCAATCGGCATCCCTATCATACACAATAGGTTGTTCTTTTCTATTGTAGTCTTTAGCCTTTCAATAAAAAAAGGAGTACTACCTGAAACCTTTGCCGATACTAAGCACATTTGCTGCGTTGTACTTAGGTTTGAAAATTGTTGAGTTGTCATGGTTATTTCTTTTTTTTGCGTTTAAGAGTTTCCGTAATTGCTAACTCAACAGTTTCTTGCTGTGTTACTTTTACGCCTTTTTCTTCCTTATATAGAGTCTTTAGTTCGTTAAGTGACCCTATGAAATCCACTCCAATATTTACTTTTCGCTGTGACATGTTTTGCGTTTATTGTTTGACAAAGGTAAACTAAAAAAACTTAAAAACAACCCAAAAAAAAGTTTTTTTATTAAAATCTTTGTTATACATTTGCATCAGTTAATCAGGAACGCAAATGACAACGATAATAACACCAATACAAATAACAGGCGAACTTTCACCACAATATATGATGGTTGATGTTTGCACCACAATTGACACAATGGAAGAAATAAATCTTGTCTCGGTTAAGAATCATTTCTCTAAATTAGAGATACTCCAAAAAATAGATAGTGTATCAAAACAAAGAATTTTACACAATTTATATCTATAATAATGGCTACTTTAATAGATTGCAGGAAACACAATTATGAGAACTTCTACACGTACACCGTCTCTAAGGACATTGATACAGATGATGAAGAAAATTCGTTTCAGGTTGATATTGACGTTCGAGTAAACGAATGGTGTTCGCCAGAAACAAGATGGGAACCTCAAGATTCAGGTTTTGATATTGATTACGATAGCTTTGAGATTGAATTTAGCAACCATTCAGAATCAGAAATTAAAATGATAAACGATTGGATTGAACTGCACAAAGAAAAAGGCACTTTTGAAGATGCTTTTGGTACTTCATATTTTGAAATTGAATAACGAGACACGTATTGGCGTTTATTGCCTATCAAAAATGAATTTTAACCACAAAATAGACTGAATTATGAGTACAGAATCAAACCGTATGAAAGGCAATAACGCTAATAATGTGTTATGCACACGTGCTTTTTTGTCCACTAGTAACCAATTTAAATAATAAGAATATGTCACAAAAAACAGTATTACAAGAATTAGTTGAGAATATTGATACTATCGTAAAAGTATTGCCAGATGAAGCAATTGGAGCTAAAAATCAAGCAATTATAATAAAGTCAAAAGCTGAAAGTTTTTTAGAAAAAGAGAAACAACAGATAATTGATGCCTATAAAAAAGGTTATGAACAACGAGTAGTTGACCAGCTTCAAGGAGCATTAAATGGCAACCCAGTTGGATCTCATTATAAGGAAGAAAAATTGGGTGAACTTGCTAATGCGTACGCCTCTAAGCATTGTGCATAACGAAGAAGTGTTCATGAAACGGCTTCTGAATGCAGTATCGAAAGTAGTACCGTATCTGCCGTTTTTTGAACACAATGTTAGTTTCTAGTCTTTTTTTTGTCAACCGTAAAATTTGAAAATATGTATACATTAAACAATTTAGTATTATTAGATAAGACACTAACACTGGTCGAGTCAGTTACAAAAACAGGAATAAATTTTACTACATTTAATGGGGAGTCATACCATGAGACTTCATTTGAAGACATAGAGCCGATTGTATTAAATAATTACTTTAAGGGTCGATTTGGATTTATTTCGGAAGATTTCGAGATGTGGTATTTTGACAAAAATAATGACATATATTTTATTGGAAATGAATTTTGGTTTCTAGGTACATGTTTAAGATTGATTGAATTTGTACACCAGTTACAGAACTTATATTTTGCTCTTTTTGGCGAAGAACTCGTCTTACAAGATTGAAACTAACGCTAAGAATAGACGCACACTTTAGTTGCGTTCTATACAGTGTTATATGCTGTTTTTATTGTCGCTCGAAAATTATTTTCACTTTCTTTTTGAAATAGTTTGCAGAATCAAAATAAAGTGTTACCTTTACATCAGATAAAACGAACAGCGATATGACAACTTCAACAGTACAAATCATCAACACTCCTGATCAAACAGAATATACTTTCAACGTACTTTCTACTAAAACATTTTCTCCTATTGATTCTTATTCAGCATTTGTACAAAAAGAATCAGATAACAACTTTGATGTTGTTTTTGTAACTGATGGCGAATCTCCAAAATACAAATCATTTTCTGACGAAACTGCTGCAAATCTTTACGCAATGAAATTGTTGATGAAATATAAAAAATCATACAATGCTTAAAAAATCAGGTGGCACCCGAAAAGGTTCGGGTGCTAAACCTAAATACAACGAACCTACCACTACTATTGCTTTTCGTGTGCCAGTGTCAAAAGTCGATGAACTGAAAGACATGGTGAATAGTAAGCTATCGGAGTGGTCTGTTTTAAAATAGCTTATAACGAGCGTGGCTATACGCATGGTTTTGTTTTTCACAAAACTTGCGTATAGGTAGTGTTATGCGATTGCCTTTATTTTCAGTCAGTTAGAAATATTTTAAAAATAATCTTGATTAATTAGCAACTTATTCAAGATTAATGCGTAATATTGTATATCGAAAGCAACGAAGCTAAGATTAACTGAAAAACAAATGGCAACTTTATTAAACATCCAAAGCGAACTAAACACTATCTACAATTCAATTTCTTCAAAATGTGGCATTTCAAATGAAGAAGTAAAAGAGTGTGTAACTATTAGAGAAGCTAAAATTGCTGATGTTATAGTTTATTCTGTTGAATGGTTTGATTTGTTTAATTTCCACAAAATGAACTACACAACTAAATATATAATCTACCATCCAGAAAAAGCAGTTGTTTGTGAGAAAAGCCAAATCAAACAATTCAATGATCTTGTATTTTCATTCCCAATAAACTAATGGCAAACGGACACGGAGGAAAGCGAGAAGGGGCAAAACGCCCCAAACTCCCTTTTAAAACTAAAGAGATCAGATGGCGAATAAAAGCCGATGACTACCACTTTTATGCAAAAAATGGCGAAACGTATGATGAGTTCTTTGCTAGGGTTGAAATTGCAGCATACGAAGCGATTAGAAATGAACAACGTAGGGATTTACAAGGTATCGCATAACGCTAGGTATAGAAGCCGTTCCTTCAATGGCTTCTATACAGTGTTAGGTGAACGACTTTTTTTTCAACTGTATAAATTTGTTAAAACATGATAAATAAATATTTATTAGAAAATTATCCAAAAAACAGCAAATCTTGGCATTTTGTTGTAATTGCGTTTTTAAATCAATATCACCGTTCAATTTCTGACAGTTTATTACATGAAGTCGGGAAGAAAGATTTAGAGGCTTTTCACCGCTTATTTGGTGCAAGACTTTGTGGTGGTGCAACAAAGTCAGCTTTAGAATGGATAAGGCTTGTTGATAAAGAATTAGATTCTTTATTATCGGATAAGTTATCAATTGAAATTTTATTTAGTCATTTTGAGGTAAACGATATAAACAAAGCGTCTGAGAATTTTTACGACCTAGTTTATGGAGAGGGCGAAACGCAACGGATCAAAGATATGATTTCTAGTAGTTTTAGGAATTAGCCAGCAAATGCGTCAGCCTTTCTAAGTTTTCACCTAACGTTTCGCAGCTATACGAAGGGCGGGATTTTGAAACACTAAATTTAATATGATGCAGAAAACTTTATTTGAAAACGAAAATATGATTGAACCACTAAAACCCGCCTTTTGTATAGCTGCTGTTAGCCGCAGTACTTTCTATCAGGGTGATTGCCTTGTGGAAATGGACAAGATTGCTGATAAGTCAGTGGATATGATTTTGTGCGATTTGCCTTATAATACAACGGAAGCCGTTTGGGATTTAATTATTCCATTTGAGCCACTTTGGAAACAATACGAAAGAATTATAAAAGATAACGGAAGTATTGTTTTATCGGCACAGCAGCCTTTTACAAGTGCAGTTGTAATGAGTAACACAAAACTATTTAAACATACTTTTATTTGGGAGAAAGATAAGTGTGCAAACTTCTTAGCTGGCAGTTATCAGCCATTGAAAATACACGAAGAAATTTTGGTTTTTTCAAAAGGTGGATTTACTCACAATGCAAGAATAAAAGCAACATATAATTCACAAAAGACCGATAGGAAGCCAAGACAGCCACAAAGAGAAGTTGAAAGAACGCAAACGATGAAAGACTTGCTACCAAGACCGAACCCAACTAAAATAAAATCACACGAAGATTTTGAAGCTGATAAAAACTTGGCTAAAAGTGTAATTTATTTTCCTGTGGATTTAAAAGACAAAGTACATCCAACGCAAAAACCTGTGGCATTAATGGAATATTTAATAAAAACATACACCAACGAAGGCGATACGGTTTTAGATAATTGTATGGGTTCAGGAACAACAGGTGTCGCTTGCAAAAAAACAGGTCGGCACTTTATCGGAATAGAGAAAGATGAAAAGTATTTTGAAATTGCCGTTAGCAGGGTGTCTGCGTATTGCGGCTAACGCTAAAGCTATACGTCAGGTTTTGTTTTTCACAAAACTTGCGTGTAGGTGGTGTTAGCAGTAGTACGGTAATTAATCACAAATGCTCATTCGGAGAACTGAACCTTTTTCTTTTCTTTTTTGAGCGGTTGGGAAATATTAAAATAAAATTATGACAATAGATTTAAGATACGGGGATACAATAGAACAAATGAAATTGATACCTGATAAAAGTATTGATGCAATTATTGCGGATTTGCCGTATGGTACAACTCAAAACAAATGGGATAGTTTATTGCCATTAGATAAGATTTGGGAGCAATATAAGAGAATTTTAAAATCTAATGGAGTTGTTGTGCTTTTTGCTTCACAACCTTTTACAAGTGTGCTTGGTTGTTCAAATTTGAAATGGTTGAAATATTCCCTTGTATATGAAAAAAGCCATTCAACAGGGCATTTAAACGCTAATAAAATGCCAATGAGAAAACACGAAGATATTTTAATATTTTATGATAAGCAACCGACTTATAACCCACAAAAAACTATTAAAATAGCCAAAAATATAAGACCTAATAAAAAAGTAGCAACCGCAACAACTTGTTATGGCTTATTTGACCCTAATGCAGAAAGAACTGATAATATTGATGTTGCTTTTCCACAAAGCATTATAAAAGCAAATAATAGCACAACAGGTGGTAATAGGGGATTGCATCCAACCCAAAAACCATTAGAGCTTTTAGAAAACTTGACAAAAACATATACCAACGAAAATGATACAATACTTGACAATACTTTTGGAAGTTGTACCACAGGAATTGCTTGTATAAACACCAATAGAAACTTTATCGGAATTGAGAATAATATGGATTATTTTAATATTTCTTTAAAGAGGGTGGAAGAAAAAAGAAAAGAAAAAGAATTTACAGTAGTAACTTCATTCGGAGATGGAATGTAGTATTACTGCTAACGCTAAAGCTATACGCATGGCTGAGGAACGAAGCTTGCGTATAGCTAGTGTTATGCGATTGCCTTTATTATCAGTTAGTTAGAAATATTTTGAAAATAATTGTAAAATATTATTGATTATTGTTTGCAGTATTCAAAATAAGTCGTACCTTTACATCAGATAAAACGACAAAGACATGAAAAACGCTATAAAACTTAGAGACGAATGGAGAGCATTAAATGTTCAAATTAATTCTCAATTAAAAAGAGCTGGCAAACCTTTAAATGAACTTCCAGATTCAGAGTGGAAAGAATGGATTTTAGAGTTGATAAAATATAGAGATTCTATCACTGTTCAAATAGCATAATGGCTACGAAAAAAGAAACTAGAGGAGGAAAGCGAGAGGGGGCAAAACGCCCCACTCTTTACGCTTTCAAAACAAAAACTATTTCAATTCGAGTTACTGGTCAAGATTTTGAAAAGTTCTCCACAAACGAAGAATATGAGGCGTTTTTTGCTAGACTCAAAACAGCGATGCAAAAGAAGTACCAAGAACTTTTACAAGGTATCGCATAACGCTAAATATTCACGCTTTTGTGGGCTTAGATCGGGGCGACCTATCCACCGAAAACGGCTGATGTAAGGCAAGCGAACCGCAAAATGAAGCCATAACGCCCACAAATGCGAGAATATAGTGTTAGCGGAATACCCTTCTTTTAATCATAAAAAACAATACAACAATGAAACGTAAAGACGAAATAGAAAGTAAAATAAGCCAACTTCAAGATGAAGTTAAATATTGGAAAAAACAGCAGTCAGAATATAAATGGTCTGATTATGAACGTGAAAATGGTTCTACTGCATATGGTAACTTGCAAGAAAAAGAAACAGTAGCTAACCAAAAGATTGAAATGCTTCGATGGGTTTTGTCTTAGGGCTTCCGCTAACGCTAAAGCTATACGCATGGCTGAGGAACGAAGCTTGCGTATAGGTAGTGTTATGCGATTGCCTTTCTTTCAGTCAGTTAGAAATATTTTGAAAATAATCTTGAATAATTAGCAACTAATTCAAGATGATTGCGTATATTTGTATAACAAAACGACAAAGATATGTACTTTCTTAGATTCACAACAAACGCCAAAAGAGACCTTAAAAGAGGATATAGCAATCATTTTAATGATAATGGCAAAAGAGAAAAACTATGTGGTTTGTGTGGCTTTCAATTAGAGGCAGAAACATTAGAAGAAGCAATTGAAGAGGTAAAAGAAAATTTTGCAAATCAATCAAACAACACTGTTTACAATATAGATTCATTTGGAACGGATTGGGCTATATTTTTAGGTTCTTACAGAGATAGCGTTCCAGACGGACATGTTTTTATTCCTAAAACAATAGAATACCAAGCAAAATAATGGCAAACGGACACGGAGGAAAGCGAGAAGGGGCAAAACGCCCCAAACTCCCTTTTAAGACAAAGGAAATTAGATGGCGCATAAAAGCCGATGATTACAAATTTTATGCAAAAAATGGCGAAACGTATGATGAGTTCTTTGCTAGGGTTGAAATTGCAGCATACGAAGCAATTAGAAATGAACAACGCAAGGATTTATAAGGTATCGCATAACGCTAAGTATTTAAGAAAATAGGGGCTTTCCGAAGCCGTAATTATCCACCGCTAAAATAGTAACTAAATGCAAGAAACTAACCCAATAGAAGACCGCCCCGATTTTATAAAATACAGTGTTAGCGGTAGTACTTTATACCATGCTGATTGCTTTGATGTATTTCCTTTGATACCTGACAAGTCAGTTCAATTAATTCTGGCTGATTTGCCATATGGAACAACGGCTTGTAAATGGGATACTATTTTGCCTTTTGATAAACTTTGGAAGGAATACGAAAGAATAATTACAGATAACGGAGCAATAGTTTTGACCGCTTCACAACCATTTACAAGTGCATTGGTAATGAGCAATACTAAGCTGTTTAAATACGAGTTAATATTTGAAAAACCAAACCCATCAAATCCATTATTAGCAAAAAAAAGATGGCTAAATTTTCATGAAAACATATTAGTATTTTATAAAAAGCCACCAACATATAACCCACAAAAAGTAATAAGATTAGAAAAAGACAAAAGGAATGAAAGTAGAAATAATAGAATTAGCACGCCAGATGTAATAGGTAATGCTAAAATAAAGGCTATTGATACCACAAGTAATACTAAACATAGTAGTAGTGTTTTAAAGTGCAATAGAGAACTTGGGTTGCATCCAACACAAAAGCCGATTCCTTTATTTAAAACATTGATTAGTGCATTTTCTAACGAAAATGACATGGTAATGGATAATACAATGGGTTCTGGCACAACTTGTTTAGCTGCAAAAGAACTCAATAGAAAGTTTATAGGGATTGAAAAGGAATTAAAATATTACGAGATTGCTAGGCAGCGATGCGGATTTTAGTATTACCGCTAACGCTAGGTGCTTATGAAATTTGGGGCTAAATAATACGGAAGTGTCAACAGTTGTAGATTACTGAGAGGCAAAACCGCCCAAATGACCAGTAAAGCCCCAAATTTTAAAAGCACAGTGTTATGCGATTGTGGTTTTTAATTCATTAGTAACAATTTAAACAATAAATAAAATGTCAACCGAATCAAAAAAAGAAGAAAGAAGTGAATATGTTGCAGTTTACGTAACTCCTACTTTGAAAAAAGAGTTTGAACTTGCAAAAGATAATAAAGTAATGCAAGAAACCATTCTAAAAAACTATTTAGCAAGCGAAAAAGAATGGTTAAATGATGAATTAAGGCAAATAGATGAAAGTACTGTAAAGTATTCAGCGAAACTTATAGGTATAAAAGACGCTTTTTCTAAATGCCAAGATGCTTATGTTTTAGAAATAGAGGACATCTATAAAAAAGCAAATGATACGTTTAAAAAGTTGGATTCTATTTCTGAAAATACGAGAAAAAGCATTGAGGGTACAAAAACAAATCTTGAAAGAATGCTTTCTCAAATTAATTCAATAGATTTTTACAAAATAGAAAAGATGTTGTCTCTGGTTGATAAAGTAAATTCAATGTCAGAAAGTGAATTAGAGTTACTTAAAAAATTGCTTAATTAGTAAACTATGCGATATGGTTGGACTTATACCATATCGCATAACGAATGTATATCAGCAACTGTATTTTGCACTATTGATTTATAATAAGTTAAGTACATTATAATTATCTGTATTTATTATTTAAACTTAGTTGTAGTTATTTAAAATAATTATGACTAAGTTTGCTAAATAAATAATAAGACAATGGCAAAAACAAACGTAGTGCTTTCAGAAGAAAGCGAAAATACAATAAGCAAATTAGCTTATTTGGCTAAAAAAGGCAGCAAATCTAAAAGAAATACTCCTTTAAAGGACGAAATTATTGACACTCTGATTATGATTGCTAGAAAGTCTCATGACCTTTTAGATGATGAAACATTTTATAACTTAACGCTATTAGATAAATAAAATGGAAGTCGAAAAACAAAAAAATATGAGACAAAATTTAATAAGTGGGCTATTGTATATTTTAATAATATGCTTGCAATTGATACTAAAAGATGTTAATGTTTATTATTTTATAACTGGTGCGTGGCTTGTAGGGTATTATAAGAATTTGTTTTAGTTATCTAGGAACAAATTATCCCATTCAAAAGCTAAATAACTTAAATCCGACTGTAATATTAATTTGAGGCTGTGGAATTGGTGAAGATAATGAGTATCCATAACCGCCTCCAATGTTTACGCTAAATCGCTTTTTCTTTTCTTTAGTGGTTATATAAACGGTATCTACTCGTAATACTTTAATTGAATCTACTATTTTAGTATTAATTGTGATTTGTGGCACGCTAAAACGAATTGAACGACCTATTACACTATTTCCGCTTAACGTGTCTCTAATAGCATATTTTACACCTTCTTTAGTTCCTGTATCGGATTGAATTACGATTGAATCACATGGACTATAAACGTAGTTAGGTTGATTTTCTGTAAAGTCATGAGTTGGTTTCAGGTAACGGTATATAATTTTAGGCTTAGTTTTTGCGATTATTTCTCTTAATCTTACAATTGTATCTATATAGACGTTTCTTGTACTGCTTATTATTACTTCTTTGCCCTGTTTCTTTGTTATTACAGGCTTTGGATTGACTCCGCATCCTTTCCAAAACAAAATAATTATAAGGGCTGTTATGGCAATTGCGTACCATCCTAGAAAACTGGACTTTCTCATTTTACTTTGTGTTTATGATTAATGTAACCTTGCGACTTCTATCGTGTGACGTTACTATTGTCTGATTAGGGCTATTGATAGCTTGCTGATTCATTTTGTAAATATAATGTTTTGGATTTAAAAAGTATTGCTATATTTGTGATGTGATTGCGAGGGGTCGTGAACACAAAGAGCAAACAAAGATAATGGCAAAAGTGAAGACCATGCCATGTTAAAGGAAAGCCTAGATTTC